ATGGCTTTATCGTTTGAATCTCTCTGGAATGCCCATCCTACTGTTAAAGGCGAAGAAGTCCCCTGTCGCCTCCCCAATGGCCTGAAAGCATTTGATGACCAGTGCGCTATCGGTGTTGGCACTGCGCTGGCGCGCTGCGGCTGTGACGTCACCCGACTGAAAGCAATGTTATGCTGGCACCATCCCAAAAAGGAGGGCCACGTATTGCGGGCAGAAGAACTAGCCAACGCACTGCGTATAGCCCCGTTTGCAGGGATAGGGGCAATGATCAAAGTGACTACTGATAATTTCGAAAAAACGCTCAGGAATGAAACCGGCATTATTTTCTTTAAAGACTACTGGCGCAGACCCGGCGAATCATTTGGGAATCGCAGCGGTGATCACATCGATCTGTGGAACGGAACGCGGCTTACTCAAAAAACAACCTGGTTTCGTATTCAGTGGGGGATGCACTGGGAGGGGTGGGCCAGTAACTATTTTGACGCCGTTGAAGTGTGGTTCTGGAAGATACGCTGATGAAAATATTCCTGTTTTCATTATTGGGTGCCTGCTGCGGCTTCGCAGTATTGCTTCTGGCGTTCCCAGCCCTTTCCAGGCTTTTTGTTGGCCCAGTCGTCAGTGATGATGAAATGAATCAGAATGTTTTGTTGTTTCTTGTCAGCGCTCCCCTTTTTAGTATTGCTGGCGCACTTATCTGCGGATTTTACGCGCGGCACTACCTCAATAAAAAACGCCAGTTATGACCGTACAGCGCCGTGCAGTTTGCGGCGCTATTACAATTTCAGATCTCCGAGACGTTTTTCCCGCTGCCCTTGCCAGCACTGGCCTGAACGCAATTTTCCCCGCCAATCCAAAATAATCCTCTTTTGATCCTTTTTTCTCACGTAAAATACAAAAACTTCTTTTTATCTGACAGTTACGATTTCAACCTGATCCTTCAGAGATCCTTTTTACTGTAAAACACTGAAATCCTTTTCACTCATTACAGTTTGATGCCGGACTGCTGCGCCCAGCGCTGGCGGGCTTCGCATCATTATTTTGTAGCCTGATACTACTGAAAAAAAGTCAAGATCTATTTTGTGCAGGCTTGGTGGGCGTGTGCGTTTTACGTCGCTGTTCTCTTACCTGTGCAGATTTGGGTGCGTATGCAGCCGCAGCGGTTCACTGGCACGCTATTGTGGAATATTTGAGGCAAGGCAGGCTGAGAATGAGCGCCCCGCAGAAGGGCGCACAGGCGGTCACGTTTGAAGGTGTCAGGCGATGAAAGGAGCGTATTTTTTGTTGAGATTTGCGGCTGCTGTACCTGCTGCCGCAATCGCAGCACTGTTGGTTGGCGCACCGGTGTTGCTGTGTGAATGATTCGCGGTCTGATCTGCCAGTTGTTGCAATACTTCCAGCGTGTCGATCAGCAGGGTCAGTACGTTCACTTCAGCACTACCCAGGCGTACGGACGGTGCAAGCAGCTCGTGGGCTGCTGCTGCGCTTGAGCGGATGCCCGCGATTTTCTCGGTGAGGTTGCCGCCGATGGTCAGTTCATCATTCCGGACAATATCGCCAATTCTGTCTGTGCTGCAGCGTATCACCATGTTGCCCGCCGTACCAATAGCATAATCCCCGTCTGACAGATGCACCACTGCCCCGGCCATCAGTCTGGCCGTGCCCAATACGGTGATGTTGTCTGCCGACTTAATTAGCGTGGTGCGGCTGTTCGTTGTGCGGGTTTCCATGTCACTGGTCACCGTTCGCGCCGCGCTGGTTTCGCTGATTGTCTGATCTGTTTCGCGCTGCCAGCTGCCCTCCTGCGTGATACGCTGGCTGACACCCGCGCGATGCTGTTGTAGCTGTTCACCGGGTTTAATATCGGGCAGCGCGTGACCATCCTGCATTGTCTGCCGGATCACCGGTTTGTCCGGTCGCCCCTCAGTAAATGCCAGTTCAACAATAGTGCCCTCCGGCGGGAACCGATACAGACCGCCTTCCGCCCCGGCCAAAGGCACCGGCAGCGGAACATTGCAATATTCAGGCGTGTCAGCAGCATCGCTTCCATTTTCATCCAACAGTTGCAGATTAACGGCGTAGCGTGGCCGAAATGGATCGGACTGGTCGCCCAACGTCGCGTTATCACTCGCACCTGTGACACGGGCGCGGCGTGGCAGATGCAGTCCCGCGCTCAGTTCAGGGTAAATTTTGTCAATCTGGCGCTGTTCCGGAGTTCTGTGTACTTTTTCCCCTGCGCTGTTCAGCAATGTCCAGGTGAGTGTCATTTCGTCATTGTTGATTTGCACCTGCGTAATGCGACGGTTATTAACTATCACACCCGGACGAATGGCGGGGATCACGGCCAGCGTAATACTGTTGCCCGCCGCGCCGTTCTTAATAAATTCTTCGGGGATCTCAACGGGTGAAGCAGCAAAACGGGAATCCGCATAGCTGCCCACGAACACGGTACCATCAGGCAACTGATACCAGACGTAATCCGGGATACTGAATACCCGGCCCAGACTGGTCAACAGCTGGTAACCGGTGCCGTAGTGAGTGAAATGCGGGATCGCCGTGTCGGTATAGCTGACGCCAGCAGGAAGGGATATTATCAGGCCGGTCGTTGTGTGCAGGTTCTCTGCCACATCGCGCAGTGTTGGATGCTGTAGCGACACAGGCCAGTTTTTACCCATAATGCCGACCAGCTCGCGCGCAAACAGCCGCTGACCGCCGTTTTCTGCGGCGCTGCTGCGCTCAACGTAACCCGTTAGCCAGCGGTAAACTACATCGTTCCAGCCTAAATCGATGCGGACCAGACGCCCGGTTAAATCTTCTGAAGTGACAGCGGTGACAAACCCCCGTCCACAGGCGGCCAGCTCTGCGACAAGCTTGCAGGAGACAACCGGCAATTCAGTTTCATCCACGCGCATTGTAATAACCGACCTCATACGTCCGTCCCGGACGGCCCGATAGCCGTATCAATTTTTTTCAGCACGTTTTCAAACCAGGATAATTGCTCTGCCGATTCATCAGCGCTGGCCGTGCCTGTTGACGTCTGCACCCTGGCCGCACCCGCAGACGTCTGCATCGCTTTTTTCTCTGCCACGCTTGAATATTCTTTCAGTGTGAAATTCACCAGCCACGCCATGCGATCCGTTTGCGGCGCGGCGTCAATGCTGCCGGAAAACGTCGCCTGCCTGAATTTAATCGCCTGCGCTACCTCGTGTGCGACACGGTACTTTTTGCGCGCGCCACTGGCGTCGGTAGCCTCTGCCAGCGCAAACAGACGCGTCAGTTGTGCCTTGTCATCAAACGGGATCAGGCCCGCAACGCGTAATTCTTTACCCTTGTTGCCCTGTTCAGCATTCGCTGTGCTGCTGGCCTGGCCGGATATGTCTTTATCAGCCAGCTGCATTGACGGCGTAACCAGAATGTTTTTCATCAAAATTGCCTCGCCATCAAGCGCCAGCACAATAATTTGCGTCATCCCTGCCCCAGCATGGCCCGCAGCGCAGCCAGGTCGTTGCCAATAAAAACCTGCGCAAGGGTAAAAACGCGATCGGCATGGGGGATACCCTCGTTCATCATCCTGGCCGCCGCACCGGTATCCTGCCGGGCCGAAACGCCCCAGACGTTTACCGCCGCCGTTTGTGCCTGTGCCAGCGCGGACTGTGCCTCATTTATCAGCCTGGCCCGCTGCGCGGTAAATGCTGCCTGGGCCACCGCCAAATCGGCGGCGGTCACGGCAGCAGCATTTGCCAGCCCGGATACCGCCGCCGCCGCCGCCGCCGCACTGCGCAGGGTAGCAACGGACAGCGGGCAGGGAGCGGGCAGACTGGCGCTTGTGGTCGGGATCTGCATTTTGGTGCTGTCGAGGGATTGCGCGGTTCTGGCGCGTCGTAATACCTGCATCACCGCAGGTTGTGGAAAAACAGCGGCCAGTGCGGCCAATCTGCTGATAAACTCGCCCAGGGTCGCGGCGGTCAGCATTATTGCCGTGACATCCTGCCGCACCGGTGCGGCATTAAGCCGCTGACGCAGCCAGGCAACCGCATTTACCGGGCTGAGGTACACCCCGGATACCTCTGACTGTCCCAGCCCATAAACCCAGGGGTGTGCGGTCAGCACGGAACAGACCATTCCGGCCGCAGACGGGGACACCGACAGCCGTTTTTTTTGCCACATCATGCCATCCTCTTCCACAGGCATAACGTGACATAGGCGTTAGTAACGTCCACAGGCTGATTCAGCACGGCGCTATGCCCCGTTTCGTCAACAAAGGTGCCGCTGGTAACGCGTGCGCCCCACTGCACTTTCTGGTTATCTGTACCATTGGTAATAAATTCGTACACATGACCCTGGTTACCCAGCCCCGCCTTATGATAGTGCGGTGGCAGGTGGTGCGCATCAAGTGTTACGCTGTTGCTGCCTCCCAGGTGTCCGGGTTCACTCCCTATCCGCAGTACTCTGCCGTCCCAGCTTTCACCGAGGTTAATCCATTGCTGCCAGGGAAAACGGATCGCCGGGCTGGTGTCGCTGGATATCGTCACCCCCACCCAGAGAACAGCGTCAATAATGGCTTTGAAACCGTCATCTTCCGGGCTGGCAATACCGAGATTCTGACGCGCCTGGGCTTTGTCATCGATATCAGACAGGTTACTCTTAGCCAAGAGATAACGCCCGTCCCCTTCCGCGCGGCTGTATACTGAGAGATTTTTGCGCGCCTTTGCCCCGTCACTGACGTCGGAAAGGTTCTCAGACCCGCGCAGAAAACGTGCATCCGACTCTGTTTTATCCCAGACGTCCAGCGCATCAACCACCTGTTCAAGCTTTTGCTGCGGGAACGGCTGGCGCAGGTCAGTGACCGTTCCGCTGCTGATTTCAGCAATGCAGGTGACAAAATGTGGAAACCCGGCAGCGTCGGTGTAATCCCCCAGTTCGTCAGCCGCCCGGATTGTAAATGCGTTTTCCCAGGCTCCGGTAACACTGCCCTGCCAGCAGATATCAACCCATACCCCTGTCGGCGGCGCGGCAGTCAGCGTCACAGACTCGCGCAGCAGCGCACGCAGTCCGGCAACATAGCCCAGACCGGGCGTAAGCTGAATATCATCACCGGCCAGCCTGACTTCAAACCCTTTTGCCTGAAAAGCGGCCGGGCCATAGTAATCAAGGTTCGCCAGGCGGCGCGACTCATCCATACTGTTCAGGCGGGCCGAAAAATCAATCTGCCACGTTTGCGGTGTGACGCTGATTTGTGCCGCCACTGCCGCACCGTTAAATTCAATAACAAGATTGCGCACCAGGCTGTTACCCTGCCTGCCCGCCTGGGTTTTGATTTTCTGCTGAGTGGCAAGATGGACAATCATCAATAACGTACCGGTCGTGCTGTCAGCCAGCCCGATCCAGTTATATTCCCAGTCGCCCACAGAGGTATCCAGCACTGCCGAATACACCACCGCATTAGCATTCAGCGCGGCGGCCGTAGTGGCACACTCATAACAAATCAGTTCAGCGGCGGGCATACCCTCGCCACGATCAATAGCGGCGCTGTCATCCTGATCCGGGACCAGGGCAAAAATCATTGTATCGGCCAGCGCGCGTTCACCGGACAGCGTCCGGTTGACCAGCCAGCTCTCAAACGCTTTTGTGATAATACTGGACATCGTTAGCCCTCATATTTCGCGCTGTGAAACCCCGCCAGCCGTGAAAATTCGCCGGGCCGGACGGTTACAGCGTGTTGATTCAGCACGTCAAAAAAATAGCGGCGGCAGGTGCGTCCGTACTGTCTGACTAAATTCATCATCAGCACGTTGTTGTGCGTCAGCTGCTCGTCATCAATACGCAGCACAATCACATCCCAGTCGGCGGCAAACTGACGTTCCAGCTGCACCAGCGTGCCGATCTCCAGACGCTGAAATATCCGCTCAAACCCTGCACGGCTGCCTGCGTCCTGCGCATTAACAAAGGCATATTTGACCCGCCGACGAAACAGCGCCAGCGGTTCGTGTCTGATGCGTGTGACGTCACGCTGCCATGCAAGCAGGCTCAATAACTGGCTGTCGCAGGTATCAACATCAATCTGAGCAAGCGGAAACGTAAGCCAGCCGTATACCCTCTGCCACCACGTTTTTGACGCACTGGCAAGCGTCAGCGGTTCGCCCCGGTTCATCCACACAGGCAGAGTGATATCAGGTAATTTATCCATTGGCACTGACCACCGTTAGCGAGTTCAGCCGGGGCACATTCAAATCGCTGACGATGTCGCCAATTGAAAACTCAAGTGACTGCACATCAGAAAATGCCGTGTGTATTTCCTCGCCCAGTCGTGAGACAGAAAAACGGCTGTAAGGCCAGGTTTTTGCCACGTCGTAGTCTGTGTTTTCACGAAACGCACAGCGGATCATGTTGCCGATATTACCCAGCAGCGTGGCGGACTGTTCATCGGTCAGATTGCTGGCTGATTCAAGATAAACGGCAACGGTGAGATCGTGCAGGGTTTCCGGCATGCCTAAACAAAGCACATCATCGCCGTGGCCGTGATTGCCCTGCGTCATCACATAATCATTGACGGTATCGATAAACTGCTGGCTGGCCGTCCCCGAATCCAATAGCAGATATACATTTACCGTGCCCGGTCCGCGCGGCGCGTCATATTGAAAATAAATCCGGTCGGTATTCAGACCGGCAATGCTGGCAATCATCCCCCGATAAACTGCATCGGTGTGGTACTGGCCGACCAGGTTGTATTGATTTTTGATACGATCTCGTAAGTCATCATCCAATTCTTCGTCCGCCCCCGGAACGGTCAGCCAGTCGTTTTCCGTCTCTGCGCTGGCGATGCCATCAATTGCCACCGGCAGGATGCGAAAATAGCCGGGAGCCAGATTAAATCCGCTGCCCGGCAGCTCCGCCACAACCGGGATAGATGCGCTGGCGATCCCGGCTGACAGAGTGACATCTGACGAAACAATCAGGCGGTAGATGATGCCGTTAATACGCTCCGTCTGGATCACTGTGCCCAGCGGAACGGTGATTTCCCTGTCCGTTTCCGTCTTTGTAAAGCGCACCACACCTGCTGCCGATGTTGCTGATTTGCGCGCAAGATTGACCGCCCAGGCAAACAGATCGAGAAAAGCGCCTTTAGCCGTGGCAAGAAACAGATTTGACATCACGGTACTGATAAGCGCATTTTTCAGCCAGAGCACCGGAGTGATAATCATTGCCGTGAGCAAGCGCCAGAATGGCGACATGTCCGATGTATTGGTAATTAATCCTTCTTCACGCACCACCGCGTTAAATTCCTCACGGATTTGCGTGGCCGTCGTGGGCATACCCTGTTCAGCCAGAATAGATTCATAATCAGGTGTGGGTTTATTTTCTGACACTACAGCCCCTTATTTCAGTGAAGTTCAGCCAACTAACGCGAAAAGAGAGCCAAAATCCCAGGTTTCTGCCGCCACAACATAGTCGCTGCCACTGCCGTCAGTGATGGTGACCGTACCGGGAACGATCCGAGGATCGGTTTCAACCAGCAGCTCAATTTGCATGAGAATATCGGCGCGCAACGGTGGGCTGCGCTCTGCGATCAGCAGCTTGATTACGCCCGATTCAATGATGCGGTGAACCACATCCTGCGCGATGCTGACGCGATTATTACAGCGTTCCGGCTCGTTACCTGAGTTAAGCGTAAAACTGCCGTCGGCTATCAGCAGATCGATGTAGAGTGATTCACTCATCCGGCGGCCAGCTCCTGTGATTCCAGCAGTGCATCAAACGTTTCCGCATTTTTTGGAAAAATGTTAACGGTGTTGATATGGTTATTTTTGCTGTTGTCCGTGATTTTACCGGCGCCGCCGGTTATTGCTTTGCCCAGTCCGCCGCGTTCCAGTCGCGGAGCGTTCAGCCCGGCGGGCGCGGCAATACCCGTGCCGGGGGCATCAGACTGGCTGACCGGCTTCAGGTCGATGCTCACGCCGGGAATTTTGTTGAGCCTGCTTACAATCCAGTTATACGTTTTGCCAAATGAGCTAATCAGCGTATCCCATAGTCCGCTGAACACGTTACGTATACTGTCTGCAAACCCGACAAACGCCCGGACTGGTGAAAGGCCGGTGAACCGGTTCACCACCATTTCCCAACCCAGTTTTACCGATGCCCAAACGTCAGAGAACGCGTCACCCAGTGCGGTGACCTGCTCAGTTATCCAGTGAAAGACAGCGCTGTCCAGCAGCGCGGCTTTCAGCGTTTTCCAGTGGGTGACGGCATACCAGACCCCGGCGGCCAGCAGCGCGATCCCGGCGATAATCAGCGTGACCGGACTCATCAGCAGCTGCATGGCTCCCCCCGCCAGCGCGGTGGCGATACCAAACGCCCGCATAGCGACGGATGAAATCATCAGCGCGCCGCGCTGAAGCAGCAGCGCCGCAGAGGAGGTGCGCCAGGCCAGCGTCATTGCCAGCACGGCAACGCGCATCAGGCGTAGCGTGGCACCGTAGGCCGTCGCGGCAACGCGGGCAATCTGCAACGCGCGGGCCTTGAGGTTGATGGCCCACATCAGCGCCAGCGCCGTCGCGCGGGCCACTTTCCAGATTCTGGTCAGGCCCATCCAGATAAATTTTGATACCCCAACCACAATATTGGCCGCCGCGCCTGCTGCGCCAAGACTCAGTACGGTCAGGGTGATATAGCCGATCCAGCGGCCGATATTGGGAAACATATCCAGCCATTTCGCGAAGGTTTCACCCGCGTGTATGCCATAGTTAATCAGCGGACTGATTGCCGGGATCAGATGCATACCCAGGGCCACTCTGATACGCCTCCAGACTTCATCCACGCGTTCCCAGATATTTGCCATTTTCATTGCCATTGCCGTAGCTCTGTCCAGCCCCTGCGTGTTGCCCATATCGCGCATATGTTTGCGCAATATATCGGCCTGGCCCCAGGCGGCGGTCAGCGCCTGCGCCCCCTCACCAAAGGCCCGATTCAGTAGCGTCTGTGCGCGGGCGTTACCGTCAATGGTATTACCAAGTCTCGCCTGTAATTTCTGTAAAATATCGGGGAATGACAAAAGCTTACCCTGAGCATCCGTCAGACTGACGCCCAACTGTCTGCCGCCTGCTACGGCATTTTTCAGAAACGCGGCATACTGACCGCCCGCCGCCGCACCGTTGCTTTTACCAAGCACCCCCAGTACGGACAACTGCTCGTTCATGCCGACACCCGCACCGCCTGCCGCCGCGCCCGCTGATTTCACCATCTCACGGATTTCATTAAGGCTGTTGCCAAAACTGGCGGCCATGTATGCTGCTTTACCCGCCATCATTTCTGCAAAAGGCACATTGCCCATGTCACTTACGGCAGTGCGATAAGTGTTTGCCATTTCACTGACGTAAGATGCTGCCTGTTCAGCGCTGGATTTTGTCGCCACGGCAAGCGTGTTAATTGCCACTGCCGCGCGTGGCAACTCGTTATCGGCCAGCCCGGAAAGCACCTGCTTAATTGTCGCCCCCGACGCAATAAAATCAGCGGCGGATTTGCCAAATTGCGTACTGAACCGCTGGGCGGCCTGATAGATTGCATCCAGTACGGCGGAGTCAATATTGCGCGTTGCCAGCTCATTCAGCGCCTGCTGTACGCGGTCCGCCGGTCCCAGCAGACCTTTGACGCCCTGCACCACGCCCCACAGCCCGGCCGCACCAACGCCGATATTTTTAAACGCGGCTTTCGACTTCTTCGCAAACCCTTCAACGGCCTGCTGGGCCTTGCCCAGCGGGGCGCTGAGGTTATTTTTCAGACTGAGCAAAAACGAAAGCTCTTTCATTAGCGATTTCCGTTAAACGCAAAGGCAATCCCGGCGGCGACGCTGTTAATGTTCGCTTCCTGAAAATATTCAGCCAGCCACGCCGCGCGGGCCAGATTCATCACGCTGTCGGGCGGTTCTTCACTGTCTGAGGGTGATGGCAGCCAGTGACGACGCAGCGTCGCCAGCTGTTCGTAGTGACTGGCCCGGATATGCGCAACCAGCTGGCCTATGCCTTTACTTCAATGTCCACCGCCGGGGCATAAATCTCATTAACTTTTTTTGCTATCTGCGCACCCAGTCCCGGCGTTAACAGCAGCTGTGCAAGCGCGTCGCGCGACTCCGGCACAACGATGCGTTTTAAATAAGTCACCACGGCCCCAATGATGTCTTCATCGCGGGCTGACTCGTTTAAACATTTGTTATATGCCTGAAGCGTCGGCGCGAACTGCACCTCAGCACCACCAATAACCAGAGTGATTACGTTTTTTTTCTCGCTCATTTCACTTTGTCCTGTCGTTTTTCAATGTCTGTAATTAATGTGTTATGACGCGCGGCACAGCTCACATAGAGCGCGCGCCAGTCGCGCAGCGCCAGGTCAAAATCATTTCCCGTTGGCCCGGCCAGGCGCGGCAACACTACCGGACAGCGAACCAGCGCCGCCGCCGGATAGGGTACTGGCGGCGGCAGCGCTGGTTTCATTGAACAGCTGCACATACTCATCACTGGCGCAAACGTTACGAAAAACCGGCTGAATCGTCTCAGTATGAATAACGCGCTCAGTGTGAATTTCATTACCGTGCAGCTCCGTCAGTTTTGCATTCAGCGCCGCCGCTGATTCAGCAGAAACACCCGCTATCAGGCCGCGCAGTTCATCGCGATATTCCGCCTCACGCTGTGCTTCCGATGCCGTTGTGACCGTCATCAACCACGCACCAGCGGCCACGCCCATGGTAAAAATGCCCACCCAGCGCGCAAGCATCACCGCACCCCGTTATGCTCTAAACTGAAATGATTGCCGTCCGGTTTTTTAAAGCGACCGCCCCAGCTGCCGCCAAGGATTTCCCAGTGCTCACCAAGTGGCAGATAGGCGGCGGTGTCAGTTTGATATACCCCGTTGATAAACAGGTTGAAATCAACCGCAAGCCGCTCCGCATGCAAACTATTGCTGATACCCGTTCCTTTGCTGGCGTTTAATTTCGCCTGTTCCGGGGTCCGGTACGCTTCACCAAACGTCAGGCGGTAACCGCGCTCATCGGCCCAGAAAATAAGATTTGCGACCATGACGGAAAAAACTGACTGCTTTTCACTTAGTTTCATAAAGTTATTCCTTATTTTTGCTGATACGACTTTTTACCGCCGCCTCTATCGCCGTGTGCCCGGCGATTCCCAGCGCACAGGCAATGCCGATCACCGCCAGTTCCGGCACATTCTCAAACTGCAACAGTGCCACCCCTGCCACCAGGGCCACCGCCGATCCCAGGATAATCCGCCCCAGCGCCAGCCGCAGGGTGATGCGCTCATTACTTACCAGCACCTGGCCTATGCCGATTACCGCGCCGATCAGGATCAGTTTGGTAAACAGGGAAGATGCTTCACCGTTCTGCATGACGTCACCCAACCAGATCGCGCACGTCGTTGACAGACAGCACCGGGACACCGTCGATATGCACAAAATCGGGATCGGTGACGATATACTTGATTTTATGACTGGCCGTTTCGCCGCCTTTTGGATCGAAACCCAGCGGCGATGACAGGATTAACTTGCAACCGAACGCCTGCACCGTGAGTTCTTCATCCCCGGTATTGGCATAAAACAAAATGTCTGCTGTCGGCATTCCACGCCAGCTGCCTGCACTGCGAGCAATTGCGCCGATTTTCTGGAAATTCCTGGTGTCTACTTCAAGCTCCCCTTCAGCGGATACATCCCCGCTAACATGACCGTCCGGTATCCCACGCGTTTGTGCAGCGGCAGTGTTATCAGTAATGTCCAGAGAGATGGTTTTTACATGGATCAGTTCTGTGCCGAGCGTGATATCAAAGTCCATGCCCCCGATACGTGCGGTCATGATGTGCTCTCCGTGATTGAGTCATCCAAGGTTATACCCACCGTAATAGATTTGGCGCTGGCATAAGGGCGCACGATCAGGTAAATAGCCACGGTTTTACTGTCATACCAGACAATGTTGACGTCGCCTGATTCCGGGGTTTTCACCTCACCAGGGAAGGTAACGCCGCTGATTTGCGTAGTCTTTGCCATCGTGCGCAGGGTTTTTGTGAAGTAGGTTTTGTGTGTGGCAATACTGGCAGGCGTGCTGTTCAGCGTTCGATCAGCAATTTTTGCAATAGCCTGAACGCGTACCCGCCGGGCTGCTTTATCCACGATGCGAAGATACTCAATAACGGGATAATCGCCGCCCGTCACATCCAGCGTTAATCCGTCCGACCAGTACATGCCCTCGTAATCCGTGTACCACATCGGCACTGAGTAGCGTATATTGTGCAGCTGCCGCAGATGCGCCAGTGTCAGTTCTGTCCCTTCAACATCAACCGGTAAAGCGTTACTTAATCCCAGCAGCGCACCGGTTTTGACCCGCGCGGGACTGTCAGCAATAGTAACGCTGCGATTACACAGACGACCTGCCAGGACACCGGCCTCATTACCCCACAGCAATGGCGTAATCTGTACACCAGCTGCCGTAACGCCTGAAACAATCGCTGACGCAGTGGCTATCCAGTTTTTCCAGCTGATTCCCGGCTCTTCACTGTCCTGCGTACTGAACAAAAGCGGGCCATTAAGCCCGACAATAAACCAGACCCATCGCCCCATTCCGGCAATTAATTTTTCGCGCAGAGCCTGCCATGCCTGAACAGTTGAAGCTGTGGATGAGGCGATAATGACAACGCCCTCAACCGAGACCAGATGCATGATCTGCTCAACTTCATCCGGCCAGCTTTTAGCAGAAGACGGGATCAACAACGCGTATGCCTGCCAGTTCTGCCCGGCATTGAGCTGTGCGGCGGTGACATTGTTAATCAGCGCTTCTGAGGCTTCAGACAGCTCCGTGGCAATATCTGACTGTGAGTTAAGCACAATGAGATTCCCGACGCCGCGGGCGGCGGGGCCAACAAACAGCAGCGTTCGTTCTACCTCGTTAATCGTGCCCTGCCGCTGATTCAGCTGATTAATGGTTACACTGGGCCATGTCATTATTGTTTTCCTCGTATATCCTGCGCGCTGACATTCCAGCCAAAATTGATGGACTGTAGCTGCCTTGCAAGGATCTGATTAAATTCACTGTCGCTTACCGCCAGCCACTCACGGCCCGGCAACGTTATTGTCCACGTGGTTTTGGCCTCGCGCTTTTCCATGCTGCGGATTATTGCGCCTGCTTTTTGCTTGCTCAGACCGTCCATAATTTCAGTGAGTGAGGGCTGACGAGGGGCGCTGACAGGCAACTCTGTGTACCCCAGATCAAGCAGGCGCTTTGCCTGGCGCAGTGTGCATTTATCGCCGTTTTTCCGGCTGGCCCTGGCCGCCTTTTCAGCGGTCATCTGTACGGAGAAGCCGGTCTGCTGCATCTGTCCCACCACGCCCGGCGGAACGCGCTTTGAACCTTTCAGATAGATCCGTGCTGACTCTTTCGCCGCCAGTTCACTGATTGCCATCATTTTGGGAAGCTGTGACATCATCTTCCCCTTAAAGCCGTTCTGTCGGGCGGGCCACTTAATCCCGTCGGCATTCTCCTGTCGTTTCTGGTGACGGCGCGCGGCGACCATCACCCCCAGCTTGAGAATGCGCCACACCAGGCGCCTGCGCTTCGCTGGCGGCAGGTCTGCGGCTTTCAGCTCTTTTTGCAGGGCATCCCACTGCCGGGTGTTCAGCGTAAAGCTAACGTTCAATGTTCGCTGTCTCCAACCGGTGCACCGATACCGCCCGTGCCGTAAAGCCAGCCGCGTTCAGCAATGTCCACGCCCCCCGAAACCACACTCCAGCGCTTATCCTTCATCGGGATAACGCCGTTTTCCGCGTCTTCGGCAATGATTACGTCATCGGCCAGCGGCACGGTAATGGTGATAACGGCGTTGCCGTTGTCCATCAGCTCCACAAATACGGCGGGCGGTGCCAGTTCCAGCTGGTTGTAGTGTTCGTTGGCATGCTCATTGAGCCAGACGCCGATCAGAGCAAACAGCACATCCGGTGCATACTGGCGATACGGCCAGCGCTCCCACGCCAGCGTGGCGTTATAGCGGCGTACCCAGATCCGGCGCTGATTCAGCCCCCAGGCTTTTGCGGCGTTAATCAGCTCAATATCATCCATCCAGGCGTCAGCGCCGGTCGTTTCCATCAGCCGGTCGGGCAGCGCTTCATGCACGAACCGATAAAGATCATCAAGCTGGGTCATATCAGATGCACCCCCACGCGCCCACGGCCCTTGAGGTTTCGCAGCACAAGTGCCGCCTCGGCCAGCAGTGAGGCTTTTGTCTGTGGTGCGTCCTGATTGGTGTTGTCCTCACGCCTGCTGACGGCGGCAAACTCGCCCAGCAGGTCGGCTTTTGCGCGGGCATACACGGCTTTTTTGTACTGCGCCATCACGGCGTTATCGCCGTCCATCTGCGGGCCAGGAAGATCCGACGCGCTGCCATAACCTTTGCGCTGCTGTCTGCTGACAAACGCTGCCAGCGTGGGATTAATCTCGGCCACGGCGGCCAGCAGCGCCTGTTTCACCGTGTCCTGGTGAATGGTCGGTGGGATACTGCGCTGACGCTGAAATTCATCAAGCGCCAGATCCGGCCAGAAACCGTCATTCGTCAGCACAGCATGCTGAAAACCGTCATCTCCGGGTCTGAACATACGAAACCTCCAAAAAGGTGCGGGCTGACGAGTTTCCACGGCCCGTAATGCGCAAGCGTTACGGCCTCCACTCCGCCCGCCCCGGCTGGCCGGGAGTCGGTAAGCACCCCGTCTTATCAGGGCATGGCGTCTGCTTCTACCTCTTCAACGGCCTGTTTTTCCAGAGCGCGAATGCGCGAGGCAATGCGTTTGCGCAGGGTCTCTACGCCAATTTTTTATGGAACCCTTCCGCCTGTGCCAGCAGCTCATTTGCCCGTTTCAGGGTCTGCACATCCTCCACAGCGCTGGGAAGCGGCTTTCCGTCCCTGTCCCTCAGCAGCAGTTCACCGGCAAATTTGAACCATTTGGCGGTGATTTTTTCATGCAGCCGCCAGTTCTCGCGGACGTTGGTAAATGTGCGGGTAAAATATGGCTCAATGCTGTGCCCGGCCTGCGCCGCTGAAACCGCCCATTCCAGTACGTGGTCAGCCACGAATGCCGGAAACAGACGCTTGATGTTGTTGGGCGTGGGCTGCTGCTGGACTATTGCAATATCAGCCCAGTCCAGCGCCCGGTGAATGTCGCCGGTGTCAAACAGCCAGATAATGCAGTAGCTGAATACCGGATAGGCATAAACACGGCCTTCTGCAAGATAGCGTTCCACGTAAGGCAACCACCTGGGCAGCAGCTCACGGGACTTCAGCTCAATCCGGTCAGCCGTGCGCGGTAGCGCGCGGAGTCGCGCAACGTCCTGTTCCAGTCCCAGCAATTGCAGATGCAGACTGTCGGCATTGCCCGACGCTGTGCCGGTTTCCTTTGACTGGCGGACTTTAGCCTGTGTAAGCAGGCGGGTACGGTACTGTAAAGGACTGAAAGCCATTTGCAGCGCTCCTGTTAAACCTGAGTTTTATCCAGTTCGCTTTCAGTGTTGTCTGTACCGGAAAGCAACCCTTGCAGCCGGGCTGACTCAATGTCTTTTTCGGCTTCAATGGCTATCGCCGCTTCATCAATAGCGCCATACATCATCGGATGCCCCAATGCATAGCCCTGATTACGCCACCAGGCGTTTTCAAAACCCATGCGGTCCTGAACGTGCTCCGCGCGGCGGTACTGGTGGCCGCGCTGTGCGTAAACATGCAGGTTCGCCAGCGTGGTGGCGATCATGCGCTTGCCCGGCAGGAAGGGGGCAACATACACACGGCGACCGGTGACGGTATTTGCCAGCATCTGGGCGGCGATATTTTCCGTCGGCTTGCCCGCCTCCTGGAACAGGCGGAACTGTTCAGCCGCAATCAGATCGGAGCCAATCAGCAGCACCAGACCGGGGTCATTCTGGAACTGCTGTGGGATAGTGGTGCTGATAAGCCAGGAAGCCATTGCATCCAGCGTTTTAAAAATGCCGTTTTCCCCCAGCGTCAGTACGCCATCGCCTGGATTCATCACGCGCGGGGTAAAACCCGGAATGCGATCTTCGTCCGGTGTGCTGTCGTCAGCGTGGGCTTTATCAAAATTTTTTGCGATCTGGTGCCAGCCGGTATTGATATCTTCGCCGTTCGTGTATTTTTCAAGATCGGTTTTAGCGGCGGCATGCGTGCCGTTGAAGCCTACCCGCAGGATGTCGTTAGCAAACGTCAGCAGGGTAAATTCCGCGACCAGCTGAATAAATTCCTCGTCGGTGGTGCCAGAATGTATCCAGTCAGACATTAGTGCCCAGGGCAGGCGCGCGCAGGAATCTGTCGGATAGAGCTGATAGAGATTCCCGGACAGCCCAACGTCTTTTGTAAAACGTTTATCAGGGTCGCGGCCGGTAAACACGCCGGGGTTGCCGACATCAATCACCTGCCCCCGGATCTGACTGACGTCACGCATGGTAATCAGTGGCAGGAACCAGTTAGCCTCCATCAGCGCCAGGCGTAGCGCCGTTTCCTGCGGCGGGCTGATACTAAAACGCCCGATCCCGTTGGTGCCAATCGGCAGTGAATTAATATTTGCGCCGCTGGCCTCGCCAATTTTGCGGGCGTAGCTCTGCGTCAGTTCGTACAGTCGGTTCATGGACATGAGCAACTCTCATTTTTTGTCAGTGCGCTTTCCGCAATAAGCGTTTAATTCAGTCTGTTCCGGTCTGATTAACCGGGTTTCAGAATGCAAAGTTTTTACCGCTGGTTGCACCAGGGGCATCGGCGGGCAATTTTGTGGTAACGGCGTCGAGCTTGTTAAATTTCTTTTCGGCGCTGGAGAGCTTGTTTTTAAGTCTGCTGAATTCCCCACCGGTTACCTCGTCTTTAATTTCAGTGACTTCTTCCTGCACGGATTCAAGGCTTTCTTTTACTTCATCAACGGCTTCTTTTATTTCCGTCACGTCAGCCGCATTTTCTTTCAGCTCCGTAATGACGGTTGACTGCTCTTCAATGGTTGCCGTTTGTTCCTCAACGGTGTCCTGTAATTCCGCTACCGCTTCAGCCAGTGCCTGGACATCTTCATCGGAAAATTTACGGCCTGAGAAAACGCGCGAACGAGATTTATCCTGTTTTTTCTCCTGCGCTTTCTCAGGGATATTAAACAGGCTGCGAAATAACGTTTTTTTAGATTTATTATCTTTAGCTGACATAAATAGATCCTGAGTGTTGGCAACGTCGCTGATAACCAGAGGTTCCCAGTTACCGTAAGATCTGCCATCGCGTTGTGAACTGAACCGCAACCGTTCAGTACCGATACTGGCCGGGGAACTGGTCACGCCCAGCCCCTCAAGATAAGGCTTGCCCGTGTCGCAGAAATCCAGCGTTTCCGACGGTTCAATCGAGCAGAACAGCAGCTGACCCTGGCGGTTGGCCGACATAAGATCCATGCTGGGACAAAGTCGGGCGTAGAGGCGCATCAAACCGTCTTCCTCTTCCGCTTTTAATTCCTGTACTTCACCGTGACTTCCCCACCATCTTTCGTGCTCCGGCCAGATTAATGCCGTATAGACGTTGGGATCGTAGCTTTCAGCCATATCAACAAGCCACTGAGCCTCAATTCTTCGGCCGTCTACCGTTTTCCCCTCGGTGGCAATACGAATAAAACTGGTTGTCAGCTGTGAGCCGGACATAATCACAACCCTGTGTAATTAATTTCATGAAAGGCAGTATTCACCAGCGAATTAATATTTTCACGCGGCTGAATTCTCATTCATTCGTAATAGGTACTGATTGCGATTGATACCGATATTTAACGCTCATTTGTCAAAAATAAAGCCACCATAATGGCAGTATGAGCAAAAAATCAAAATACCCGGAAGAGCTGGTTAATGTTGCCCGCTCGTTATATCTGAAACGCTGGACAGCGCAGGAAATAGCCGCCGAGCTGAAGCTTAATTCAGTGCGGGTTATTTATTACTGGGCGGATAAATTCGGCTGGCGCTGTTTACTGAGTGAGGAAGACCTCGAATCGGTTATTAACCGACGCGCGGCCGTACTCGTCGATAAACAAAATAAAAATGATGCCGAGCTGAAAGAGCTGGATAAATATATTGACCTGCACGCAAAGCTGATTGTCAGCCGTCACAAGCATGCGGAAAAAATGCACGCGATGGATCTGGAAGCGGCCGCGCGGGGGATCAGCAGCAAGGGCGCAGACGGAGCGATTAAAGCCATTGCCAGCGAGGGGGAGGAAAACGTCGGCGGCAGGCGACGTCGCAAGCGTAACGACGTGTCGGGCATCGCTGAGGCAGACTTCACAGAGTTTGTCAGTGAGCTGTTTAATTATCAGAAAACGTTGCGCGAGGCCAAACAGCACCGTAACCGTATCTGGCTGAAATCGCGCCAGATCGGCGCAACATGGTATGCCGCTTTTGAGGCGCTGGAAGATGCAATCCTGTCCGGCAACAACCAGGCGTTTCTGTCAGCTTCCCGCCCCCAGTCGCTGATTTTCCGGCGTTACATCGTCAAGTTTGCCTTTGAGCTGTTTGGCATTGAGCTGAAAGGCGATCCCATTGTACTCAGTAACGGCGCAGAGCTGCACTTTCTATCAACCAACAGCAACACGGCGCAGGGATTTTGCGCCAACGTCTACATCGATGAAATTTTCTGGCAGCGCGGCTTTACCGAACTGAAAAAGGTCGCCGGGGCCATCGCCACGCATACCCACCTTCGGCGCACCTATATATCAACACCCAGCGCCAAAACGCACCAGGCGTACCCGTTCTGGACCGGTGACGAGTGGCGAAAAGGTAAAAAGGCGCGGGAAAACGTCGAATTTCCGCCATTCGATCAGATGCAGCACGGGGTCATGTGCCCGGATAACCACTGGCGCTACATCACCACCGTGGAAACGGCCGTCAGGGATATGCTGGCGGTAGCTGACGCAACCGGCGACCCCACCCGGCTGCTGATTAATCTGGAAGAGATTCAGGAAGAGAACAGTCACAGCGCCTACAGCCAGCTTTATATGTGCCAGTTCGTCGATAGCGGCGATTGTGTATTCCGGTTCGACCAGCTGGAAAAATGCCTGGCGAACATCTCCACGTGGGACGACCACGACGTCAACGCCCTGCGGCCGTTCGGTAACCGTGAGGTATGGGCGGGCTATGACCCGGCCCGCACCGGTGACACGGCCTCGTTTGTGCTGGTTGCGCCACCGCTGGCCGACGGCGAGCCGTTCCGTGTGCTGCACGTCGAAACCTGGCACGGCTTTAACTTCAAATATCAGGTAGGCAGGATCAGGGAGTACATGTCGCGCTACAACATCACCCACATCGGGATCGACACCACCGGGATCGGCGGGCCGGTGTTTGAAATGGTCCAGGAGTTCGCGCGCCGCGAGGCCACCGCCATTCACTACAGCCTGGAGAGCAAAAACCGGCTGGTGATGAAGATGATCGACGTCGTGGAGCATAAGCGCATTGCCTGGGATGCAGAGGACAAGGGCATAGCGGCCAGCTTTATGGCTATCCACCACACCACCACGAAAAGCGGCGGCGCCATGACGTTTGTCGCAGACCGCAGCGCCGATACCGGGCATGCGGATAAATTCTTTGCCATCGCCCATGCGGTGATCAACGAGCCTATCAACAACGAGCGCCGCCGCAAATCCGGCTGGGCCAGACGATTTACAGGAAAACAGAATGAGCAAGCGCAGGCGTCAGCACAAAAATACCCGAAAAACGGCCACGTCAGCACCGGCACGCCGTGGCAGCTTCAGTATCGTCACCACCGACACGCCCATGCCGGTACTGACGCAGGGCACCCAGTATCACGAAATCTGGTACGACAGCACCTACGACCACTGGCGACAGCCCATTGACCGGCTGGCGCTGGCGCAGCTTGCCAACATGTGCGGCCAGCACGGTGGGGTGCTTTATGCCCGCAAAAATATGGTAATCAGCGACTACATCGGCGGGGGCCTGAGCCTAGGCGAGATGGGCCAGGCGGCCTATGATTTTCTGCTGTTTGGCGATATCGCCATCCTGAAGGTGCGCAACGGCTGGGGCGATGTGGTGGATCTGGTCCCGCTGCCCGCCCTGTACGTCAGACGCCGCAAGGACGGTGATTTCGCCGTGCTTCAGAAAGGCCCGTCGCTGGTTTACCCGGCGAGAGATGTCATTTTCCTGAAGCAGTACGATCCCCAGCAGCAGGTTTACGGGCTGCCGGACTATATCAGCGGTATGCACAGCGCCCTGCTCAATATGGAAGCCACTATTTTTCGTCGCCGTTACTATCACAACGGGGCGCATACCGGGGGTATTGTCTACACGACCGATCCCAATCTGACCGACGAGATGGAAGAGGATATCGCGAAAAAAATTGAAGAGTCAAAAGGGGTCGGAAACTTCAAAATGATGTACATCAACATCGCGGACGGCGGCGAAAAAGGCGTCCAGTTTATCCCGATTGGTGACGTCGGCGTGAAAGATGAGTTTGCCAACATTAAAAACATCAGCGCTCAGGACGTGCTGACCGCGCACCGTTTTCCGGCCGGGCTGGCGGGCATCATTCCAACCAATGGAGCGGTACTGGGCAGCCCGGATACGGCCCGCGATACCTACCGTAAAGATGAAGTCATCCCACTGCAACGCATGTTTGCCAGCGCCATAAGCCATGACCCGGAAATTCCTCCGCGTCTGCATCTCCAGTTTAACGACATCGACAAACGCAGGTTGCCGGTTACCGAGCCATCAGACAATGAAGTGGTGATAACCCCCGGTGAATCAGGTGCTGCATGAGAAATAAACGCCGGAAAATGCTAAAATCCCAGCGAACAATCACAAACGGCGAGGATTACGGCATGGCACAACTAAAAATTACCTGTAGTAAGTGCGGTGCGCGTATGCACATCCGTAAATCCGTGTGGAAAACGCCGCAGTTTGCCGATCTGTATTGCACCTGTACTAACGTGGAATGCAGTGAAACGGGCGTATTTAACGTGACCTGGTCCCATGCCATCAGCCCCAGCGGGCTGGAAACTGGCGGCCTGCTCAAAGCGTTACTTGAGCGACTGCGGCCAGATGAAAAGCAAATGGCTTTAGACCTGCTACAGGGCCAGCCCGGATAGCAGAAACCCCGCGAATGCGGGGTTTATTGGTGGCCATTATGAAGCATGGAAATCCTCGGCCCTTTGTTCAAGCACTGCCAAAAAGGATGTGCGGGCCAGCTCATGTGCATCCGGGGCCATAATGCTTATCACCTGATACCTGTCAGGTTCCCAGCAGTGACGCACATAAACCAGGTAACAATCGGATTTTCGCCGCGCCTGTGGCAATCTGTCCGGCCAGGGTGGGGCATCGGGAAGGCGGATATGAATTTTATAAACTGCGGATTGCTCCAACCGTTTATTGTCCTCCCACTGACCTTCACTTCCAAATATAACCGGCAGGATATGAGTATTTTTCCAGTCTTCCAGGATGCGAGCATACTGTGCGGCCATTGCGGGATACTCCACATCAGGATGAACAGAAACGCTAACCATTCAGCCTCCGGGTCGGAACACGGGTTCACTCAACCCCAGGTTTTTATGTTCAGCAGTAATCATCGCCCTGACTTCATCTGCACTGAAACTCTCGCCCTGATCAGACGTTCTCTCCGGTGGGTGTGTCTGTCTGATAAAAGACAAAAAATCTTCAATTATAAAAAGAAGTGCTGAGGCACTGCGACCAAAGGAACAGACTTCAGTATGCACAGCTTCATCGGACTTAACCTCATTAGAAGTTAACGCTATTTTTGCCGCAGAAAGAAAACACCTTGCCATCTCCGCACGCTTTTTTAACTCATTAACCAGGTATTTCTGAACAGTCGCAGACTGCCTGCCTAAATCAACAGGAATGTCTTTCTCTTCCCATTCAGCTTTCACATTTTTCAAGTGTAAACGGAGGATTTCAGTCTGGGATTTCAGATAATCAATCGCCAGGGCAATCGGCAGGAACACAACTTCACCGGGATTTGCCCGCAGAGTGGTACTAATGTGTGTCGCATCGGGAACAGGGCTATATCCGAGACTGGTCGCAGGAACGGGAGCAATAGCCAGTGCCAGTGCGGCCGCCATCTGGGAAATGGTCGCTTTTTTCATTTTCTTTAACATACTTACCCTCCGGTACACAGGGCTATCATAGCAGAACCCCGCCAGGAGTGGGAGGGGGTTCTTTTTTGATTAACGGACGCTTCGCAGTGGCTCAACAGGTGCTCCACCCTGCAACATCTCGCACCCCTTCAGGGCGACCGAAATATCCGCATTGATATAATCGATCAGGGTCGCCACGCTACTGGCTGGCAGCGCATCGCCGCTGTATTCATCATAAGATGTCATAAGATTTGAAAGCAGGCTGGCCGCCGCGCTGGCCCGGTTCAGGCGGTCAATGGCATCTTCTTCAATAAGATGGGTAAACATAACAACCTCGCTTGTGTAGCAATCACTTTTATCACCACGCCAGAAGGTTCGAATCTAAAGGGGTGGTGAGCTGACGGGGTTCGAACTACCGGACACAAGCGCAAACCGGCGCAGCTTTCGCTGCCCCCGCCAGCCCACCATATTTGGGGTGAGTCTGGACAGCACACAAAAAAACCGCCTAGGCGCGGTTGTGCGCACTTATGTTAACCGGGGTTCGAATCCCGGCAGCGGAATTTGCCGCTGCGGCTTAAACATAACCCCGGATAATGGCGCACGTCAATCATCACTCTCTTTTTTCTCCGGCTCCGCCCTGTGCTGGCGTGACTCTGAATATTTTCTTTCCGTTTCTGCTATCAGTGCCGCATGCCGGGGATATGCACTGAATACGGGCCGCACTTTCATCACCGGCAGCGGCCCTTCCGGTGGTTTCACCGGGAATAATACTGGCTCTGGAGAGCAGTCTGTCGGGGCGGCTGGTCCGATGCGCTGCTTAAGTTTTTCAGCCTGTTCAACCCGTTCCTCCCAGGCAGATTCACTGTAATAACGCCAGTGCTGATACTCCGCCTCACGATCATCTTCATCGCCATAACGCCCTGACATAAATTTCTCCCTCATTTTTTCAGTACATTTCAGGCACCATCCATCATGGCCCGTTAAAAAATCCGGTGTCGTCAGTTCAGCACAACATCCCGGAGCCTGGCAATAACGGGCGATACGCTTAACCGACAGTTCACCGGATACGGTAATGTGAAGAAGCCCTCGGCCATAAGGCACACCTGATCCGCGCCGTAGCGCCAGCTGTTCATAATCGGAGTTAATGCCCAGTCTGTCCAGATCGCGCCGTAATGTGTTCGTTAAGGGTGGCGGTGCTGGCGGCGAGTGTGCTTTTTTAACAACATTCCCCCTTCCCGTGCCCCGCTTTCGTATCCGGTTAATTAAATCCCGGCGTTCCTGACGGGTCATCCAATCGTAATCACCCACAAATGGAGCCGCTGCCGGATCGCTGCAATCCGTCGGCGTACAGTTATTGACAGAACTCCAAGTCGGCGCGGCTACGCGCCCAGGGTCAACGGACAGGTCAAGATCAACCCCCTCGCTTTTAGCCCTGGGCACGATTTTGTAAGTGGTGGTGCGGGTATAAATGAGCGAATCCGGCCCCGCTGCAGGTGCCCAGACACCGGCCACGCGGGCGACGTCGTCGCCCCAGGTATTGCCGTTTTCGGTGATCTCGTAATTGAGGCGCACAGGAATAGCGTCACGGGTGACCAGCGGGCCGCCCTGTGCCATGACATAGGCTCCCCACTCGCCAGCGTCTGCGGCTTCATGAACCGGACTGATTTCAGGATGCAGGCACAGATCACGGTCACGCATGCGGCGCAGCTCGCGGTACACGGTCACCGGTGCGCCGCCAATCTGCTGAAACTGACGGATACGCCAGCGTGATGCCCATGTGCTGACGCGGCGGGCGGTATCCTTCAGCGGCTCGCCGGTTTCGTCGTCCGTCTCGTCGTCCAGCGCGTACCCGTCAATATTTTTTGAAATATATTTAGCAATGTAGCCGGTAGCGCTGCCCAGACTCTGATCGATGGGTTTTGCCTGAAACCGGGCTTCCAGCGCCTGCGGCGTCAGTAACTCTTCTGAATCCTCAAGGCGGGCGTGATAGCAAAAAATATCGCGGGCGGCGTCAACGTGTTCCGGGTGCATGAATAACAGCAGATGCCAGTGTGGTGTGCCATCGTGGTGCGGCTCGGCAACCCTGAACCCAAAAACCCGGATACCGACGCGGCGCCATGCAGCGCGAACACGCGCCCAGATTTTACACAGATAGCGCTGGGTGTTGCGGGGAGATACGGCGCCAGCCGTCCATTTGTCATTACGGCGGCCGCTGGTATGTACTGCATGAAAACGAGACGGGGCGGTAAGGGTGTAAAACTCCCCGGCCAGCCCCATTTCATTTGCGATATCTTCAAATCCGCGCTGACGTGTCATCAGCTCACGGCGGCGGTTAGCAGGATTGGCAACGCTCTTGTTTACCTTGTCCTCCAGTGACGTACGCTCACCGGTGTCCTGGTCCTCAAGTTCCATCGCTTTCAGGTATTCACGATTAGATTTTTTTTGTGCGTGCCATTCCTTAAGCGTCGGCTCACTGCAATAAGAGGCAGATTTTTTGTTAACGTATCCGGCCGCAATTTGCAGGTGCTCCCGCCACTGGTCATGGACACGACGCAGGCGGCGCAGCCACCATGATGGGGATTCCAGCCTGGCCGCACACCTCAGTGCGTCGGCGTCCGACAGTTCTTCGTTGCAGTACGCGCCCCAGCCGGGGGCAAACATGTTGAGATGGGAAACCAGCCAGGCAGCACGACCGTACGCACAGATGACAGAGAACGACAGATCGCTGGTTTCGCGATAGTAATGCTCCTGATAATTGATAAATTCGCTGATGACCAGATCGGCCAGCCGGTGCGCCAGGCGTTTTAGCTGGCGGCGGCCACACCACGGCAGCCGGTTGTAATCCTGCGCAAATTCACCAAACGCCAGCGGCAAAATGTCCAGACGGTAACGGGCGTTAACGTTATCAATGCGCGGCAAAACATATTTTTCAAATGTACCGGTAAGCCAGGCCCCGGCGCGAATTGCCCCTTTTGTGCGGGTGAGATCGTCAACACGCTGGACATACCAGCGGCGGATAGAATGAGGCAGTTTACTGAGGCGGCGTCGCGCGCGTTGAACGGGATCGGGAGGCGCTTTAGTAAGACAAAGTTCGAACGCCCAGTCGGCAACCGGCGGATCTGCCGCAACAGTGCCGATAGCCTTGCGGGGCTGATTCCACCACCATATTCCGGCGGGTTCAGGTGCTTTTCCGGGATAAGGCGGTGGTGGTGAGGGGGCGTAACGACCGCGCTCATGCATTGCATGCGGCCATAAATGCGATTATGAATTGCGCGGCGACTTGCGGGACAATGGCATTACCGTAACCGCGCAGTCGTCCCACACGGGCGGAAATCCCATTAGCCAGCGGGAATGTGCCGGACTCAACTGGCCGGAACCGTCCATCGCGGCAGCCGAGCCAGTCAGCATCTGACCAAAAGCTGTGATGCGGATTGGTTGATTTGCCAGGATGACAACGTCCTGTAAGTTCTGCTGACGCCCAGCTGCTTTCCGTGCCATGACTTTCACCGGGTCTGTGTAACCGTTCACCGTGCCATTCTGTGCGCAGGGACTCGGCCACGCTGCCTGCCAGACCTGACGCCCCAGCAGGCTGTTGATCTGTACGTTCACACACTCTCTCCCATCCTTGTGATCGCGTGTTGTAGGTGTCGGCCAGGTGGTCAACTGGACAAAGTCCCTCAACCCCGAATTTTTTGAATGGCCGGATGCCCTCTTGATACCGTTTATTTTCTCCAGTGCGTTTTTTGCTGATCCCCCTCCCGAATGATCCGACGCCGACGCCGTCGGCCAGAAGCCGGGCACCAAAATACAACCGGTCTCTTTTGTGCGGGGCACCGACGCTACACGCTGGCAGTACGGCCGCCCCGCAGGCGTAATTTTCTCTTTCCAGCTCAGTGAATAAATCATCAAGCCAGTGCTTGCTAATTGCTGCTGCAACCTGTTCGCCAAACAGGACTGGAGGACGGCACTGCGTGACGAGGCGCATAAAGGTCGGTGCGAGGTGTCTTTCATCCAGCTGTCCTCGCTGTTTCCCGGCGAGGCTGAAGGGCTGGCAGGGTGGCGAACCCGTCCATATACCTTGCCGTTCACTAATACCAGCGAGGTTGAGCGCAAGCGGCCAACCGCCGATCCCGGCGAAAAAGTGACACTGCGTGAACCCTTTGACGTCATCAGGGGTTACCTCGGTAATTGAGCGTTCATCCACAACGCCGGGGGCAATATGTCCGGCGTCGATCAGGTTGCGCAGCCATTGCGCGGCGAAGGGATCGATTTCGTTGTAATAGGCAGTCATAGAAGGCGTCTCACAGTGGAATCGGGTTTTCTTCTGATTCCCAATAGCCGGGGAGCACATCGCTCTCGAACCCATCTCCGTATCCGGCTGAATACCCGGCGCATGAGCCGCAGTCCGGGCAATACCCACCATCATGACGCCTGCAGCCATCACAGACAGGCAGCACGCCGATCACTTCTTTGGCCTTGTGGCGGTTGCTGGCGTCAGCGCTGACAGAGCGCTGCACGTCGATTTCATGCAGGCGGAAATGGTGATAAATCTCGCGCGTTTCCGGTGTATCGCTGTTGGAAATAACAACCGAGGTGCCATATTTGTGGTTCACTTCCAGCAGCTCCGCCACTAACAGGCGGTGGTGCTTTTCGGTAAATGGCTCAGTGTGGTATTGGGTGAAACTGGCGGTGGTGCTGGCAGGCAGGTACGGCGGATCGCAGTAGACAGCTTCATCCGCCCCAACCATGACTTTAAGTGTATTTTGAAACGAGCTACACAGGAAAATAGCTTTGGTGTCGTTGGCCTTCTCGGCAAACTGGCGGATCTCCGTTTCCGGGAAGTAAGGGGCGGTTTTGTGCTGACCAAATGGCACGTTATAGCCACCACACTGGTTATAACGCACCACGCCGTTGTAGCCGTGGCGATTGAGATAAAGAAACAGCACAGCCCTGTAAACGTCGGGTAACCCTTTCGCGCTGTTGAATATGCGGCGGTTGCGTAAATAAGCTTCCTTTGAATTACCCTCATTGAACAGCTTACGCGCCATACCAGTAAACAGATCGGGGTTGCCTTTAACCTCGCGATAAAGGCGTATCAGATCCGGGTTGATATCAGCAAGGATATAGCGGCGATAATCAGTATTAAGGAACACTGACGCGCCGCCCACAAAAGGCTCAACGAGGCAATCAACCTTTGGAAAGTGTGGCAGTAATTCAGGTATAATGCGGGTTTTTCCGCCCGGCCATTTGAGAAGGGAGCGGATCATTTCACACCCCCTGATATATTTTGCTGAATTTCTGCTACTTTATACTTCCGAAAATAAAAACAGATGTGACAAAAACTTAAATAATATGAGCGCGTAGAATTAAGTTGTATCTCCAGTTCAGCAATCCGCCGTTGCAATTTGCTGACTTCGTGGTCTGGTTCAGTGGCACCGAAAGGGAGATCATCAATCACGGCGTATTGCTGTAATTGATGCTGTATAGACTGAATAAGAATTATGGCATCAACATGAGAAAGAAAATTATTTGCCACGTCATTATCTCTGGCATACGCCTGCCCGGCATCAGTTTTCAAAAGAGCATGAATTAATTCATCGTAAGCCAGTTCTTTTTCTGAAAGTTTAGTTTCAATGGCTTCAATGTGAGTTTTCTGCTTTTCTATTTTCTCTCTTATTGCATTAAAAGTGTCCAGGACATGTTCACAATGACGAGCACCTTGCTTATAAGTCAAGTCGTCGAATGGGTTAAGTCGGTAGTATTCGGGTTTGGAAAAATATCTGTGCAAACAGGCTATGTCATCAAGTACCGAAATAGCCTGCCATGACTCATATTCGGGTATCTGTCCACTTTTAAGTATTCTGCGCGCCTCAATCAGCAGCTCATAAGCCTGATTAGATCTATCATTATCTTCAGGGCGTTCCAGCATAAACCCATTAATAATGGCGTGCAAATCACCGATGATGTCCAGCAGTCTTTTATTATCAATCATTTTGAACTTCCCATATTCAGGCAACACTGATCCCTGCACAATTTAATGCACCAGTCAGTTGCCATTTAAATTAAATGTCGCTATCTGAATCCAGAAGCGTGGACGGGATTGATTTAAACAGCTCTCGCAAATCCCTTAGCGAGTTAATCACCTGCTTACGTTCAATTTTTTCAAGTTCTTCAAATTTAAATTTATGCCGCGATTTGGGGATTGAAGCATAAAAATAAACTAACCCACGATGACGTGATGACAGCCTGTTAATAAATTCGCGGGTTAAATTTTTCTCACGCCGCGCCTGCAAAATCATATTCATACACAGGCGGGAGTTAACCCGGCCAGTTTTCATAATTTGTTCTGCATTTGCTGGCATAAATCACCTCACGCAAATATCCCCATAAGTCTGGAAAACCAACGGCGGCGTGGACGGGTAACAAGCGGCAATCTGAAACCGTTGACGAACTGAACGTACTTAACAGCTGGCTGAAAATAACGACCGTCCGGGGTTTCAAGCCACCCGCGCGAGTGCTGACGGTGCGTGATTTGCTGTCCGTTGATCAGCATTGCTGATAGTGATGGGCATTGTTGTGCGTACATAACCTATCCTGTGATATTGTTCCCTATGGCAATGATCTGCAAATCTTGCCAATAGGAAATTATTTAAAAGGAGATATAAATGTCTAAAACAACGAACTATGTAGTTCCCTACATCCATCTCAACTGGATGGGATATTTTAAAGCTCAATACCCCCCGCATTATTGCAATTAACTTTGATCATGCTGAGTCAGTTCCCGCCGGAACATTCAGCGGGCTGACTCTGGAGCAGGCAAAGCGATTGCTGGCTGATCTCCAGATGCATGTTGATTATCTGGATAAACTCGGCGAAAAATAGTCATATCCCCATTTAAATTAGATGGGTCAAAGTAAAACACGTGCTGTTGTTTTGTTACTTCATAACGACGAGTGAAAAGCAGCCCGTTAATAATTACCGTGCTAGTCATAGCCATCCCCCAATCTACTCAGAAACCATACGTAAGGAATTCAACCCCATATCACTGGCAAGTGCGGTGGTCTTTTCAATCCACTTCCTGCGCCACTCGTGCCGCTCCTGCGGACGTTGCCCGGTAGCCTCAAAAACCATCTCTTCCCACTCGTTCCAGAGGATCAGTAATCGTCTGGTGCTTCCTGCTGTGCCGATGATTTCACGTTCAGTCACCATAGGCAGCTGACGACGGTCAATCATATGGCGTACCGCAGACTCGGTTTTACCTGTACGGCGGGCGAACTCCGCCGCCGTGACCGGGTCTGGGATACTAAACAACGATCTCAGTTCTGCATCATTCATATGGTATTCTCCCATGTTGGGGTATTTACGAAAAATATACCCTTACAACGTTTTGTTTTTCGTAAAATGAATCATTTTTTCGGAGAAAGCAAAATGATTTTGGAGATCGGAGAAAAAATTAAGCTTATGCGCGAGAGTGAGAGATTAACTAATCGTAGGGAAGCAGCTGAAATACTTGGTATTCCTAACAATGCTTTATGGCGATATGAAACCGGTGAGGCTATTCCGAAAGGAGACGTACTTATGAAAATTATCAGTCACCCCAAATTTGAGAAGTACACCCTCTGGTTTATGACCGGCAAAATTGCACCAGAAGCCGGTCAAATTGCACCGGTTCTCGCACACTATGGGCAAGAAGAAACAGAACTATCTGTTTCCAAAAAGAAAACTGGCTAGATATTTATCTGGCTTATATTTCTGAATCAGGTAAAAATTTGGCACTAGTCACCGGAGGGCATAATCATGTCGATTAAACAGCTCAAAGGTGGACGTTACAAAGTGGATATCAGACCGCATGGAGCAGCAGGACGCCGAATTCAGCGGTTATTTGACAAAAAAGCTGACGCTGTAGCGTACGAAAAATATGTAATAGCAAATTTTCATGATAAAGAATGGCTGGCTAAACCCGCCGACTGGCGCAACTGATCGCCCCGTGGTGGCAATTGCACGGCCGAAATCTGACGCACGGGCGTCACCGGCTTTTAACACTGGAAAAACTGGTTGACGGACTGGGTAATCCGCTGGTACAGGGGTTAAATAAAAAATTATTAATGAGTTACCGTGCAGAAAGGCTGCATTCCGGCATTAAAGCATCAACGATTAACCGGGATCTCAAGGTATTATGCGGAATGTTTACCGTTCTTGCGGCCGCAGATGATTTCCACGGTGAAAACCCAATCAAGGCTCTTATGGCGCTGAAAGAGAAGCAGGTGGAAGTATCCTATCTTTCTGGCCCGGAAGTCACGACGCTGCTGAACAGCTGTGACCTAGGCTCAGACAATTACAGGCTCACCCTGCTCAGTCTCAGCACCGGCGGGCGTTGGGGGGAAGTGATTAATCTTGATGCAAGCCACATCAGAAATGGCAAAGTGACTTTTCTGAAAACAAAGAGTGACCGTAAACGAACCGTTCCTGTTACTAAGGAAGTTGAGGACGCGGTAAAAACCATCAATACAGGGAAGTTATTTAACGTGGATTATCAAGCTTACCGGCGGTTGCTTAAAAGCGTAAAGCCAGATATGCCCAAGGGCCAGGCCGTTCATATCCTCAGACATACCTTCGGGGCGCATTTTATGATGAACGGTGGGAATATACTCACGTTACAAAAAATTCTGGGTCACGCAAATATTCAGCAAACGATGACCTATGCGCACCTCGCGCCGGAATATCTTATGGACGCTACCACCCTGAATCCATTAAGTAGAAACATCCACATTTCATCCACACATATGGACTCTGAGGGGGGACCCTGA